AGGTTTTCAGAGCGTCCCCAGATAGAAAAGAAAGGAGGTGCCGAATGATATATACTGAATATCAGCAAGTGTTACTTACCCAATTACAAAACAATGATAAAAGGATTGAGGAAATAAAGAAAGAGCAGGAAGAAATACAGAATATGTTTCTACAGGAAAGTAAATTTAAACCGGGTGATCTGGTACAGGTTGATTATAAAATAAGCAATGCTACTTTTAAAGTTCGTGGCTGGATTTCCCGGATTACATTCTGGAAGAATTGTCCGTATTATCACCTGAATTTACCCAAGAAAGACGGTTCCCGCGGATTAAGGGTTAAAAGTATATGTGACGGGGTACTGGAAAATATAACAAGCATTTCACATATTAAATTAGAAGATTTAAAAGGAGGTGCCAAATGAATACAAATAATCCTGATATCCTATTTTTCGTTAGACGTGAATACGGTGCGCCTTCCATTGAATTAAGAGCCTATAAGGTGGAGAAGGTAAACGAAGAATTTGCTTTCCTCGAACTTGAACGTTTACGGCTGGTTGTTTTTTCCGGTGATTTTCAGTCTGTATCACTTCATCACGAATACGGTAAAAACAACTGTTTGTATAATAGTGCTAATAATATACCGGATTTGATGAAAGACATGAAGAGGTGGCAGTTATCACCCATTGACAGACGTAATTACGAACGGTTTAGAAAAGTCGCCCTCGGAATATACCGGCAGGCCGGAATAATTGATTTCACTACCTTAGAGACTACACCGATTAAAAACGTCTAAAGAAAGAATTATTATGAAAGATATAGAAGTAAACGGCGCACATATCACAGATGAAAGTGCCGAAATATTGAAACAGTGGCAAGTTAAGACGGAAGCGGTTTCCGCTTGTTACATACGGGTAATAGAGGAAACTATCGACGATTTGACCGATGAAGGGGGGGAACCGCTTTCCGCTGAAAAAATAGTAGAAAGAATCAGAACTTTACGCATGATGAAAAAAGACATCGAAAAGTTGTCTAATCCTTAATATTAATTTTAATATACTGGCTGAAAAGGCAGCCGTTGGGTTTAAGTCCCAGGTTAGGGTTTGTTTGTGCCGGGGTGGTTCCCGGCACTCTTTTTTATGTCCTTTTCGTCGGTGTCTGTTCTTCCCACCTTTGCAGTAACCAATTATTCAAGTTATGAAAATAGGAACGGACAAATGGAAGCATTTCGGAATTAATTATGCTATATGTGCCCTGTTGGGTGATTATGGTGTTCCCTTTGCCCTGGGTGTTTCACTGGGTAAGGAATACGGGGATGAAATGTCACCCTGTAACAAATGGGACTGGAAGGATATTCTGGCAGACCTGACCGGGATCGTGGCGGGTTATTTGACGCATGTATGTATCGTCCGGATTATAATGTAAAATTTTCAACTCTATCAATATGACGGAAACGATAATTACAGCGATTATTACGGCTCTTTGTACGGGTGGCCTGACTTGGTTATTCACCCTCCGATATACCCGTAAACAGGCGGAAGCTGACGCCATGAAGTCAGTACAGGAGGTTTACCAGGAACTGATCGAGGATATGAAGAATGACCGTAAGGAGCTAAAAAACGCGTACCAGGAACAGAAAAAACGGTTTGACGAAGTGGATAACAAGTACAAGGAAGTCCTGCAGAAATGTAACGAAATGGAAAAGGCAATCAAGCAGAACGCCCGTGTAATGGACACTATGAAGCCGTTTCTTTGCGGCGTGAAGAATTGTCCGAATCGTAAATCTATCACTTTTGACACTAATAATAATTAACGACTTAATAAACATGAGACATGGAATCGCACACCTACTTATTTTTATTTGTTTTGCAGCTTGTTTTTACGGTTGCCGTTCTCCTCGCTCTGTTACACGAAAAACGGTTACAGAAGCAACTGGAGAAGAAAAACGAACAACTACTGACGGAGTTATTGAACTTGCGGGGAGAGATTCAAGCAATGAGGAGCACGTACTTGACGTTTACCGGGAAGATAGTACGCATATCCGTATCAACTACGACAGCCTCGGAAGAATTAAAGAAATTGATTTCAGCAACCGAAAAACTGAAAAAAGAACTGGAAAGAATCAAAGCAGTTCCTTCCAGGATCATAAGGAAACTACCAGTCAAGCGGAAACAGTCGTTACCCGTAAATCCGACGTTAAGCAACAAAGCCAGGAAAAAGAAAAGACTACAAACGGGTGTAGCTTATGGACGTTCCTAAAATTCATGTTTTTCTTTCTATCCTTCTGCCTGGTACATGATAACTGGGGCGGGATTAAAAATTTTATCCGCCGGCTATGGAAAAAATAAACCTTTATGTAGCGGTAGAACAGATGAAGCGGATTACCATTTCCGGAGGAACCTTTTCTATCAAGTTCCGGAAATGGAACCGGCAGACACGGGACGGCGGCGACATGGTAATACTCACGGCCGCCCGTTTGAGGAAAAAGGCGGCGGATGAAAGCATCGAAAATTCAAGCTATAAACTATTCCTGACGGACACCACAACGGGTCGGCCGCTGAATTGCTGGGAATGCCTGGTAATGGAGTTCAACGGGAAAAGAATAACGATTTAAGAGTATGGAAATAAGACGAAGTGGCAACTTTGGAATTATAGATACCGGCAGTGATAAGGGTCTGATCTCCTTTTCTATCGGTGGCCGCGGTAAAGGTTGGGAGCCCTCCAGCATCCAGTTGAACCGGCGGGGTGCCTTTTTTTCACGTAAGATCAGCGTAAACGGTACCTTTATCGTTCCCATGGGTGACAATAACGACATGCCGGGCGAGGTCATGCGCTTACTGGATAAATTCTATGCCGGTGAAGGCATTATGGGTAAAATAGCCGGTTTACAGTGGGGAGAAGGCCCGCGGCTGTATGAGGATGCAATCGACGAAGAGAATAACCGTTTTTACCGGCGTTGGAAACTCGATCCGGAAATAACCGCCGACCTGGAGTCCTGGGATTACACGACGGTTCTTCACCGCTCACTCGTAGACTTAACACACATGCAGGGCTTTTTTATAAAGTTTGTCCGGAACCGTGCGCCGCGTGTGGGCAATCCCGGGCGTTTGGTACGGCTGGAACACATTCCCTACCAGAAAGCCCGCCTGGTATATCCGCCCGACGGTGAGGATGAACCGCAGGAAGTACTTGTGGGCGACTTTCCTTATCCTGATCCGGCTTATACTTACCGTTACCCGGTCTTTGATCCGGCCCACCCGTTCAAATATCCGGTTTCCGTGAAGTACTATAATATCTATTCCTTTTGCAAGGATTTCATGAGTACACCGCGTTTTCTGGGTGCGCTTGACTGGCTGGAACTTGCCGGCGGTCTGGCCGCTATCCTTATCGCCTATAACGAGAATGCCTCGGCTATTTCCCTACACATCGAATCGCCGCAGTCTTACTGGGACCGTGCGGAAGCGCGTATTAAACAGGTTTGCGACCGTACGGGTGAGAAATACACGGCCCAAATGCTGGAAGATTTTAAAGACGAAGCTATGGAGAAATTCGCCTCCAACATTACAGGAAGGCAGAACGCCGGGAAATACATGCACACGACCAAATTCTGGAATCCGGAAGCGAATAATTTTGAGGGCTGGACGGTTGAGCCGCTGGATAAGAAGATCAAGGATTATGTGGACGCCCAAATTAAGATATCCAACAAGGCGGACGCTGCCGCCACTTCCGGCTTCGGTCTTGATCCGGTACTTTCAAATCTGATTATAGAAAACAAACTTTCTTCCGGATCGGAGAAATTATACAGCCTGAAAGTGTACAACGCTTCCGAAACGGCGATTCCGGACATGATTCTTTGTAAGCCGTTACAGCAGTATATTAATGCCAATTTTCCGGGTACTACTACGAAAGTGGGGCTTTATCGTACCATAGTGGAAGCGGAACAGAACGTTTCACCCTCTAACCGTATGAAAGAAAATGCGTAGTCTGTTTTTTACACCGAAGACGGAAGATGTGCCGGAAGAACCGGTAAGCGACCGGCAACCGGAAGAGGACCAGGCCGATAACATCCCGGACAAGCATATAAAGGCCCGCCGGACGAAAAACGTTCATTTTGACCGGCGGATAAAATCGGAGCTGCACCTGGAAGAGTGCTTGCCCTGGCATTTTGAGAAAGGGGCGGCTTATCACTGTATCAGTCATGGGGACGTTGACAGTCTTACTTATCTTCGTGTGATCGTGAAGCAACAACCGGTGGAATATGTTCTAATTTCTACCTGGTGTATGGCAATTACCGATGTTAAGGAGGTGGAGAAATGGCTGGAGAGAAAAGATATAGGGCACGCGGATTTTTATGTAGGTGAAATCTTTCAAGGTTCCTACGCGGATGTTTATTTATACCTAAAGAATGTAGCGGAACGTTTCGGATCACGTGTCTGTATCTTCCGTAATCATTCTAAAGTAATGGCCGGTTTTGGTAACGCTTTTGATTTTGTAATAGAAAGCTCGGCCAATATAAACACCAATCCGCGAACGGAGCAGACCTGTATAACGATAGATACCGGGCTGGCCCGCTTTTATAAAGAGTTCTACGATGAAATAAACAATTTCACGAAAGATTTTGATAATTGGAAACCATATACTCTAAAAAGAGATCAAGCAAATGACGAAGTTATTTAATAAAAGCGGTGACGGGGCCGGTGAAATAGTCCGTGTCCTGGGCCTGATCGATGATGATCTTGATTTTACCAAGTGGGAACCTATCTTACCGCTGGGGATTCGGGATTTACAGGCTATCATCGGGGCGGAACCTATAGACGCGGTAGATAAGTATTACCGTGAAGATCATGCGGACGGCACGGAATCGGACGGCATGGCGGAAACTTTGCGGCTGATGCAGCAGGCGGTGGCGATGTTTACCTGGTTAAAGGTCATTCCCACTTTGGACGCACAACACGGAACGGCCGGACGCGGCAAACATCTTGGAGAGAATGAAACGGGCATGACCGCCTTACAGGAGTTCAAGGATGAAGAGAATATCCGGAACCTGGCTTATGAAGCCGTAGACGCGTTGGTGGAGCTACTGGATCGCGAAAAGTTTGATTTCTGGATGAACGGCATTAAGAAAAAGGCTATAAACCGGCTTCTTATTCAGAATAAGGAAACGTTCGATGAATATTATAATATCGGAAGTCACCGGCTTTTCCTGGTGCTTATTCCTATGATCCGGGAAGTCCAGGACGGGCAGATAATACCTGTTATCACCCGGAACCGTTATAATAAACTGATTGAAGGCGATACCGTTTTAACGGAGAAATTGCTGGAATATGTACGCCGCCCGCTTGCACTTCTTACCATAAAAAAGGCCGTTGAACGTTTACCGGTGGAAGTTCTGCCCAGTGGAATCGTACAGGTACAACAGAGCACAACCGTACGGGATAAATTGCGGGCGGAAAAAGAGGCCCGGCAATCGGTTGCTAACAGTCTGGAGCAGGACGCGGCGGCTTACCTGAATGTATTGCAGGATATCATCCGTGAACTGGATGCAGAATCGGAAACGGTGGATTATTATGTACCGGGTGTTACCGTACAATCTAAGGGAATAACTTTTTAATGTCCGGACATGGAGAAGTTTACATATAATAGTAAGACGGTGGAGGTTCCTTCCTGCCTGGGTGAAGTCAGCAGTGAGCAGTACCGGCAGTTTCTTATATTGGCGGTACTAATGAACCGCGGTACGATCAGCCCCGGACAGTTCCGCGTAAAATGGCTTTCTTTTCTTCTGGGCATGAAAACGGATTACACCATGTACCGGCGTGAGATCATCCGGGAGCTGGACGGCCAACTGGAAAAGTTGGACGGCTTTTTCTCTTATACGACCGGTAAGGAGGGCGAGCGTATCGTTACGCCCATTCTGAAAACCGGGCGTAACCTGATGCAGGATTTCGGGGGCTGGCATGGTGTCGGTGACATGCTGAACGGTCTTACTTTCGGTAACTTTTGTGATTGCCTGGATTTGTTGCAGCAAAGCAAACAGGCGGTGGCGGAAAAGGACGATCCGGCTATAAATGAAATCTTCCAGGATATCACGTTAAAGCTTTACCGGTACAAGGACCCGGAGAAGACGCCGGCCGTTCCTTCCTTGCTTGCCATTCATGCGGTAAACTTCTTTTCCGCCGTTTGGGAAATGGTTCTTTCCGGACCGGTTTATATCGGTGGTGAAGCTATCGACTTTCGGATATTGTTCCAGAAGCTGGCATCCGAGGACCGGAAGGCGGACGATAAAACCGGCTGGACCGGGATAGTCTTTGAGGTGGCGGCTTCCGGCGTGTTCGGAAATAAGAAGGAGGTGGACGATACACCCTTTTGGGATGTATTGCTTTATCTGTATAAATGTAAGTTTGAGTATTTACACCAAAAACGTAACAAGAAATGAGAACGACAACAAGAACAAAAAACAAGATTAAGAAATTTGAGGGGTTACGCCTGAAAGCGTATGTATGTGCCGCGGGAGTATGTACGATCGGTTACGGTCACACGACCGGCGTAAAACCGGGTGATGTTATAACCGAGGCCCAGGCCGACGCCTTCTTTGAATCGGATATCAGGGCAGTAGAAAACCAGGTGAACGCGCTTCCCCTTAATCTGGGGCAGTACCAGTTTGACGCAGTAGTAAGCTTTTGCTTTAATGTAGGTATCGGAAAATTCAAGAAATCAACGCTTTATAAGAAGATCAGAGCGGATGCGTACGATTCATCCATACCGACGGAGTTTAAAAAATGGATATACGGGGGTGGTAAGATTCTTCCGGGGCTTGTCACCCGCCGTGAATGGGAGGCGAAACGTTATCAGGGATTGACGATATGATAGATATAAAGGTTTACCGCGAATACTGGGAAGGCGTGCAAAAACGTATTCCTGAAATAAAGAAGGTGCTGCCCGTTACCATTGACGAGGAAATGAGTAAGACGATACAAGGACTATCAAAAGAAGAATGTCCGGTGCTCTTTATTCTGATCCCGTCGGGAACGGGTGCCAGCCTTTCGGCTGACAATGTGAGGGAAAATAATTTATGCGTTATTTTCCTTATGAGCAAATACGATCCCCAACGTAAAGGAGCTTATGAGACTATCGAAGAGGTGCAGCCGGTTATGGAGCGTATCAAACAAATGCTGATAGAGGATTCCGCCACCGGTTGCCCTGTCACTAAGGAACTGGATTTAACCAGCCTTTCCACTCTTCCGGAATCCGGCTTTTACCGGACGTTT